GCAGCATTATACAAGTTTTGAATGACTCTTGTTTTAATTCTATCATTTGGAATACTATCAATTGAAACACCAATTTCTCCAGAAATTGTTTTTAACTGTACTGCACTTGGATTAGATCCAAACTGCTGTATCCAACTTTGGGGAAGATTATCCCCATTAATCGCTTCCCAAAGATCATTCAAATATCCTAAGGCATTTGGTAAGTTTTCTCGATTGAAATCAACCCTTTGAGAAATAAAGAATGAAGAGTCTTCTGTTAAATTTAAATCAGTATCTCTATAATTGCGCTTTATTTTATTCAGTTCGTTTATACCTTGGTTGGAGGTTTGTGAAATAATATTTGTAAATGATTGTCCACCGATAGATCCCATTCTTGCTTCGGCATATTTTGTTCCACCAGTTTGCTGATAAAAAACTTCCAATTGTTTTTTATTAACATTATACTTAATCATCACCTCTTTTTCAGATCCAGGAACAACTTCGCCTCTAAGATTTTGTATTTGCTCCTGCCTCATATTTCTACCAAGTGCTTGACTGAGGCGTATGGTTCTTAGAGTGAAATTTATTTTTACGTCCTGATTACCTGTTGTAAATTCTATGACGGGTGGATTTCTTTGATTTGTGAGGTCTATTTGCTCCACAAAATACTTACTATTCATCACAACAAAGTGTGGTGAAGCGGGATTTAATTTTTTCAGAGAAACTGGAATAATCTTTCCTTCATCATATTTTTTATGTAAGAAGTTGTTTATGACATTCACATTTCTCACATTATGTGATTGCATTCTTTGATTAAAATGGATCATCTCCTGTAAACCTGCAGGAGTAAAAATCCACATATCTGCTGGGTTCCACTTGTCTGGTTTAACACCACTGTTTGCCAAAGCAAATATTTTATATGGGTTATAGTTTAGGGGAGTAACTCTAGATCCATAAGCAAATATTTTATCATTATAAATTTTTGCATTGTTTGGAATATTCAAATTTTGCATTAATATTCTTGCCTGAGCATTTCCATTGTCAAGCCAAGTAAAGTTTCCAGTTCCAAGAGATCCAATGGCAAAAGAAACTAATCCCGCACTGACATCTCTTCTCGAAAGAGAGGCAGATCCAGGAAGAATAACCTTTTGCTTTATACTCGAATATGTTGCCATATTCAATCCACCAGTATTTGGATCTACGAATTCGGATTGAGTGAGATCTCTTCTATGAACTAAACGATATGCAAGGCAATACTGTGCCAATATCTCACTATAAAGTTCTGTATTTACTCCACCTGCTCTATTTTGAGAAGTTGCTGCTCCAAATTGACCGCCAAATTCTCCTGTTTTTGCTAGTGCTCCTATTGGTTTACTTCCATTTACTCTACCAACAACTCTAATCGATCTTTCGGTTGTTGATGCCAAAACTGTTTGAATTACACCAATAGCAGTGTTTGGTCTATAAGTTGTACTACCAACTATTAGTGAAGTTAATTCGTCTTCAGTCCCATCCTCAAATACAAAATTTTCTCCAGATGTAAATTTACGAGCAAAGGTAGTTATACGCCCACCCCTATTACGCAATTCCCTAATAGTCAGTCCCATAAGACTTTTATTTTTATTTAGAAATGCTCATGAGAGGACTTGAACCTCCACAGATAAATCTACTGGAACCTAAACCCAGCGCGTCTACCAATTCCGCCACATGAGCAAATGGAGAATAGCGGACTCGAACCGCTGACAGCCTGCTTGCAAAGCAGGTGCTCTACCAACTGAGCTAATTCCCCAAGTGACCCTTTCGGGTCGTTTACTTGCTTATTCTACCACAGCGCCGATTGCTTCGTCAAGATCCGAGATAACTTCACGGAGTTCAACAATACGCTCAGGCACATGATCATAAGAATATCCTCGTTGTGCTTCAAAGAGCACTTGACGAACTGCGGCAGCAGCACGCACAGGAATTTTAACTGTCACTTTCTTGTCTTTAGTCATCGGTCGTCAGCAGCACGGTTTTCAGAGAAGTAAACATCAAAAGCACCTTCAGGGTAACGCTTCAGAAGTTTTTGGACATTGCGAGCAACAACATCATCAAGAGAAACACCAAGTGCCATACATGCTTGAGCAACGTACCACATAATATCACCCAGTTCAATAATCAGGTGCTCACGATTGTCATCAGTATAAGGTTTACCCTGGAACACCATTTTTTTAACGATTTCCATAAACTCACCACCTTCGGCATTGATACCGACAGCAGCAGTTAGGAGTCGCTCGATGTTAGCACCCTTCTCATCAAGGGCAACTAGACGGTCAGAGAGGGCAAGAAAGTCCTTCGATGCGTCAGAAGTTACGGCATCGACAAACTCAGCATACTTATCAAAATCAACGTGTTTTACATCAGTCATGAAAATTTAAATCCTTCAAACGATTTTTTGGGTTTCTTGTCTTCGTAATCATTATACTCGTCATCCTGCCCAGAGTCAAGTATGTCCTTCTGGGCGGACTGCTCACAATCATACAATCTCATCTTGGCACGATCAATACCTACAATGAAACGCTTGTAGATGGTAGGATCATTGTATCGGTTCTTTAACTGCTTCACCATAAGTTGTCCCAACCCTTCAAGTTCTTCTGTAGAAATAAGGGCAAACATAAGATCAGCAGTAGCAGGCAGACCAAAGGACTCACTAGTATCAGTGAGTTCAACATCACTATTACCATAACCAGAACGGGTAGTCTGGGTGGCTGATACGATGGGGACATTTGCTTCGACTGCGAGCCCTCTAAGTTCTTCAGCAATCGCTTTGATATAGCTATATGAATTAACAGAAAGGTTCGACTTATACCTGCTGGAAGCACATATATTAAGGTAATCAATGAAAATAATATCAGGTCTAAATGACTTCTTAAGTGCCAACTCGTTAAGAAGTGCCTTAAAGTGTCCACTATGCGCTGAAGCAGTGGGATACTCTTTAATTATAAGAGAACCCTGAGTCTTCTTGGCAAGTTTGGTGACCTTATTCTCAAAGGTTGTTTTGGGAAGATCCGTTATATCTTGGATGTTGACGTTGAGAAGGTTTGCGTCAATACGTTCAGCAATTTTCTCCTCTGCCATCTCCATTGTAACGTAAAGCACATTGTGTCCGTTAAGCAGACAGGCGCTAGCCATGTGACACATGAAAAGAGACTTACCAACACCTGTCCCAGCAAGAGCGATATTAAGAGTCTTATTAGGAAGACCCCCTTTCGTAATCTTGTTGAAGTATTCGAGATCAAACGGGATACGATCCTCTTTTCTGTGATAGGACTCATAACGTGCCTCATAATCGCTTAAGTAATCGTGACCGATATGATTGTCAAAAGATACTGCCAGAGCATCGGAAAGAATAGAAGGGATAGCATCACGATTCTTCTTTTCATTGTTACCATCAGCAATATTGATGGACTCCATGAGTGCCAAGTAGATAGCACGATCACGGCACCACTTTTCGGTGGTGTCAAGTAACCATTGCTTATCCACTACAGCATCATGAAAACCATCACTGATTTCACGAACTTCTTTAACTTCACTTTCTGTTAAGTCAGTACGGTTCTCAAGTTCGATCTTGAGTGCTTCGGTTGTGATTGCCGAACCATACTTCACAATAAAGTGGACAATTTCTTGAAAGATAACTTTCTCTGTCCGCTGGTCAAAATAATCAGGTTGTATAAAAGGGATTACCTTTCTCGAATATTCTTCATTGTATACAAGGTTTCTGAGAATTGTGGTCTCAATTCGTTCCATAAGAGAATTCTTGTTTCGCGGCAGCATCAAGTTGCTGCATTACTTCTTCGGTAAAATACTGGTCTGGGTTCTTCAAGATCTCCTTTGCGTAAATCTTCTTACCATTGATCTCATAACGCCCCGCAGTATTCTTCCAGAGTCCAGCGAGTTCCCCGAGTTCCAAAAGACCATAATAGCGATCAAGACCACGCTCATCATAAAATAGACGGACATTGACTTCCTGGTTCTCCTTACTTAAACGCGACTTAGCAGTCTTTGCCTTGATAATGTTTCCAACAACTTCTGTTCCATCTTTCTCTTTTTTCTTTGAGAGATAGATGATAGTAGAAGCGGCATACTTAAGACCGCTACCACCACCCATCTCCTTTGTAGGAACATAAGCACCGATAACGTCATAAGTGTGGTTGGTAACAATCATTGGAATGTTTGCCTGACCCAACTTGAGAGTAAGCATACGGAAAGCACCTTTGACAAGTTGTGATTTAGTCATATCACGAACCTGCTTATCATTCAGTGCGTCAGTAATCTCCTTCTCGGTGGAAAGCATCCCCAAAGAGTCTAGCACAAACATACAAGGTTTGCGTTCTTCTACAGGTTTTTTTAAGTAAATATCAACTGCCTTGAGTGCCTTACCACGGAACTCTTCGATGGTAACAACATTCACAACAACCAAACGACTCAAATCAATCCCACGACTTTCTAGGAGTGATTTATTAACAGCAGCTTCAGTGTCGAAATAGAGACAATAACCATCAGGGTTGGTATCAAGAAAATTCTTAACGACAGCGAGAGAGAAGAAAGTCTTTCCAGTAGAAGACTCTCCAGCAATAGCAGTAATCTTATTCCCAGATACACCACCAAATATGCTA